CTCAAAATCAGTACCGTCTGTAATTGAGTCAATTTTTGATCCAGCTTGAATATTTGTACCCGAAACAAAGTCCCCAACACGCAATGTAGAAGTACTGCTAACAGTAACCGTCGCGTCGCTTGACCTTGTTTCGCTACCGCTAAGGGTAAAGCTAGGATTTAGATTAGACCCGGTAAGGCCTCCCACAATAATAGCAGCAGACCCGTGGCAGGATTCTGCCGCTACCGTTGCATTACCAGCAGCTGTTGCAACGTCTACGTCAAACATTGGTCGGTGATACGACACTGTAAAAGAAGGAAGATCTGTAGGGCCGGTAAAGCCAGCAGTGTCCATAGCCCTAGAACCAGCATCAATTGGAGCAGATAAGTCAATCCCTGCGTACCGCACCTTTGTAGCCGTGTTGGTTTGAGGCTCCATGTAGAGGATGTAGCCATAATCACCCAAAACAACGGCCCTGGGTGTAGGCGTTCTATACAGCCTGTCGTCACCAATTCCTTCGATGTTAACTGTGTCGATAAGCTCTTCATAAATAAGATTGCTTGTTACTGCGTCACGAACCTCGCCAATTATTTGGTAAGTAGTGTTAGCTGACAGATTTATTCGAGCGTATGTAACCAGCATAAATGCAGGGACTGAGCCGCTGTACCCATACGCAACATGAGCTGGGCCATGCTTATAGTTTTCGTTTCGAAGCAAATAGGGGTTAGTCATCTCGCATGAAACAAGAGACCCTTTATCGGTATAAGCATGCCCTAAATTTCCGCTAGATCGAGCAAATAGCCTCTGCTGCCCAGCGACTAAAACCTCATCGCCGTAAGACGTTGCATAGCTTGCAGCGTCCATATCCTCGCCAACCGATGCGTCAGAAAAAGCAATGCCCACGTCAGACTGAACATTAAAAGAACCTCGCTTAATAAGCTGCCCAGCCTTATCAAAGACAACGTTCTTTGCTTCGGTCAGCTCCCCTACGGGCGTAACCTTATCCGAAGCCTTTTCGTTAAGACCTTTGGCGAAAGGGAAAGTGAGTGTTTGTTTTTTTAAGGTCATTAAAACACCCACAAGCTAACGGTAGCGTTAAACGTTCCTGCAACATTGGCGCTTTTTAGCGCAATGTATTTTCCAGGTTCTTTGTTTTCAGACTCAACCACAATGATGTCTGTTGTCTTATTGTTAGAAACAACAATATAGCCACGGTAGGCTCTTCCCAGATTATGGTAAACCCTTGTAGACGATGCCCCCAGAAGCGCCACACCCTCAAGCAGAACCCCGTTTAGAATGGGGATTTCTCGAAGGCTTCTGATCGCATCCCCAGTTAAGCGCTGAGAGACATCCTGGCCTGGCTCGCCAGTGGGGAAGTTAGGGTGTGGCGCTATCCGTGAAGGCATCATTCACCTCAGAAATACATTCGGTCAAAAGAATGTGTCCCAATATCTACGTCGGTAATGGCAAAGGAATCCCCGGCATTTCTCTTACCAGAAGCAGACTCAATCCGGGCTTTAACCTCAGCTTTTCTGGCCATATGCACCCGAACGTCGCTCTCCTCCTTCATGAGGCACTGAATTGCCGCAGCAATGACGATGTATTCCTCGTAGCCGGGGATAATCGACTCTACTTGGTCTGGGCCAGTCTCTTTAAATTGAACGGGCGTAGGGACGTAATAGAGCGTTGGAGTGCCACTGGCATTCTCAGGGATGAACTTAATCTTTGTCCCTTGAATGTGGTAGCGGGTCGATGCGGATGGATCTAAGCCGTGAGCAGGATTGGCCTTGTACATGTTCCGCTCATTGAAGGAGTAGTTTTTGAGCGAATACGTGGAGCCACCAGAGGCTAAATCCACCCCAAGAACCTTGTAGAAGTCATCGGGAAGGTTAAGCTCATCACCGCTCGAAAGGTCGAGGGTAACGCTTTTTATGTAATAATCTTCGTACTTTTCGACCAGGATATCGTGGAGCTCTGCCATTGCCATATTAAGGTAATCGCGAAGTTCGATATCGGTAACAAAGGTAGAATTTTCCATGTCTGCCATTCGGCGGACACGGTTGCGCAGTTCGGACTCAAGATAAGTGGCCACTTTACCCCCTCGATTGAGGGGGGGCAAAGCCCCCCTCTATCAATCCATTGAGCCAGAAGAATGAATATCAAAAAACTCACCGAGTGCATCACCCAATGCGTCAGAGTCACCGCTTTGGAAGGCAGACAGCACCTTCTTAGACGCTTCACTCTTACCGACGTTTCTCGTATCCGGTTCTTCGGACTCGCCGTATTTCTTCTTGGCCTTCTCTAAGACCAATAATGCCAAGTTGCCTTTAGCCATATTACGTTACGCTGCTGTTTTTCAGGAACGCCACAAACTGGATTTCTTGATCCTGGTCACTGTCACCAGTAACAGCATCATCAGTCTGGTCATTACAAACAAATGATAGCGTTTTAGCGCTTGATACATCATGCGCCGTTAGCTCAATGTAACGCTCAGGCCCACCAGCTCCAACAACATGAGCATCACAATACAAAAGGTCACTGTATTTATCACTCAGGGTAATGGTAAAAACACCGGAACTAATATTAGAACACGTAAAGCCAGCACCTTCGGAAACTCCGGTCATTGTTGCATCAGTAAACGCAATGCGCCCACCAATAATCACCACTTCACGCTCTAGTGCCTTTACTGGCTTAAAATCACGATTCGCCATAACTCATCTCCTTGAGTTTGAATTATGCCAATGCGATGCGGCAATTGTACCCAGGAGCATTGCAGGCAATATTGCCGTACATGCCTACACGGCACTCGTAAGCATCTAGCGAGTGGACTCTCAAGAGAGTTCCCGCGCCATCAGCATCAAGAATTTGAGGAGCTGAACCAAGTGTATTGAGGCTCCAGGTATCAAGCTGAAGCATCCAAGCCACGTTAGGCTGGCAGTTGTGGTCAGGGATAATCTGGATTCGACCCTTTGGACCCTGAACAGTCATTGTGTCAAAACCGACATCCGCATCAGCAGACTTCACCCGGTCATACACAATTTTACTCCCGAGAGCTTTCTCGAGGTTTGCGTAAGAGTCGAAGTCCATGAAGCAGTGAGTCGGAGTACCACCCTCGCGGGCAACCTGAGAAGCACCACCAATAAGAGCTTCCTCAATTGGAAGAGCTGAACCATCAAAGCGGACACCCCCAAGACGGGTAACATCTGCTGTTCGATCCACGTTAAAGAACGTGGCTGAAGACGGAGCAGACGAAGGAACCCATGCCTCAAGCCCTCTCATCTTCTTGTAACTTGCTCCCGCATGGGCATCACCCTCTTGGAAGAAGTAATCACCAGCGTCGGCATCAGCGTGCAAAGTGCTGACTGTCAGCGTTCCAGCATCTCGATCAATGCCGGTAATCGTCTTTGTCCCAACGTTTGAAAGAAGGGCACCCGTTGTTGATGCTGCCAAAACGATATTCATTCCAACTTCAAAGTTAGAAGAATCTGCCGCACTGGTTAGCGTCAAAGTCGTTCCACCACCTGGATCAGACGCAGTAGCACTCTGCTGACCAATTGCACCAGTACCATCGCGATACATCGCCACAGCCATAGAGCGCTTCAGCGCATGAATCGCACCATCAATTTCCATTGTGGCATAGCGAACAAACGCATCGACATTGTTCATACTGGCTTTCAAGGCCTCATGCTCAATCGCCGCGAAGGAATAGTCCTTCACCCGCGTAAGCTGAAACTGCTTCACCGTCGAGGTGGAAGTGTTAGTTTGCGCGGTTTCAAAGTTAGCACTTCGTCGCTGGGGGCCAGTAACGATAATTGGAATCGGCATGTTCTCACCACCGAACTTCTCGTACTTAGGCATAAGCCCAAGAAGCGGGTTGTTCTCGTAGACCATGTTTTTGATTCGTTGCGGTTTGTAATGCTCTTTAAGAGCCTCGGATACGGTAGTGCTTAATGGAGCAGTCGTATTAATGGTCGTAGTCGCCATGATTCACCTCAATTTAAAGGGCACCGTCTAGCATGCGGGCCATACGCTCAAGGGACTCTTCGCGAGAAAGCAAACCAGTGCTTTTCTCCGTCTGCCCCGAAGCAAGTTCGTTAGTCAAAGTTTTAGGCCGTTCTCTAGCCTTTTTAGGCTTCTCTACTGCAACTTCGGCCAAGTCTTCCTGCGGCGACTCTTGGGCGCTTATTGCGCCTCTAAACTTCTCCTGCAACTTGCTGCTACCAAAGTAGCCCGACAGCGACTCCATTAAGCTCTCTTCAACCAGGTCGGCTGCTTGCTGGGCAGAAATTTCCTTACCCTGCTTATTGTAGAAGTCCCTCATGAGTTCAGGAACCATCCACTGCATATTACCTGCACGAATTAGCTCATATTTATCTTCATTCTCGACGAAATTATTTACTTGGTCAACAAATTGTTTCCATTCGCCTTCTTCTTTTTGCTCAGTGGCAGTCTTTTTTTCACCTTCAAGCCGTTCAAGTAATTCGGCATTGTGTTTTTCAAGCAGCTCAAGTCGATGATTTAGTTGGGTTTCAACCGGAAGCTCACCATTAAGGTCTTGATGTAGCAGGTCTTTTATATCCACCCCGGCTTTTTTAAGAAAAGACACAGGGTCTTTCTTTGCCAAGCTTCCTCGGGACTCATAATCCTCAAGGCGAGCCTTTAATTCGGAAATTTCCGACTCTTTATCTTTTGCGGACTCCTGTTTTTGCCGAAATACCGACTCTTTTCGAGCCAGCGCAGCAAATTGAGCCGAAAAATCCGGTGCGGGTTCCGCTGCTGGTGCTTCTTCCTCGGGGGATGGGGCTTCTGCCTCTACGGTGGCTTCTTCTACTGCGGCGTCTACTGCAACTTCGTCACTCATAGTATCTCCTACATTGGGGCCAGGGCTTGATCGCCCTCAGCCATCATTGCTTCTGCTTCTAAGGTTTGGTCATCGAGCCCAGAAGGTGTAGCCCCGCTGGGCATTGGCAACTCATCAGCTCCCATTTCTGGGGCCTGCTGCACTTGCTCTGCCTGTAATTGCTGCTGCTGAGCAGCCATTTGAGCTTCCTGCGCTTCAATCTGCATCTGAGTAAG